TCAGTACATCCAATTGCTGTCAGTTCCTTGATTAAGTCGTGTGAGTTCACGTGATACCTCCTTTGCCTTAATCAAATACTATTATACACACACATACACACAAGTCAAGTGTTTAAAAAAGGATTAACCACTATGCCAAAAAAAGACGAGGTTAAATCCACGTCTAAAGGGCGTGGTAAAACTAAATTAACAGAAAAGCAAAAACGGTTTGTTGAAGAATATCTAATTGACTTAAATGCCACTCAAGCAGCAATCAGAGCAGGGTATGCTGAGAAAGCAGCTAATCGTGAAGGCAGTCGTTTGTTGTCAAATGTAGACATTCAAGAAGCTATTCAAAAAGCCCAAAACACTCGGGCGGAACGAGTTCAAATCTCACAAGATGATGTACTGCGTGACTTAATGGAGTTACGTGATATGTGTATGGGACGTAAATCATTCATTGTCACTGATACGGTTAAAAACAATCAAGAGGGAACTGTTAATACGGTTGATAATCATGTTTATGCTTTTGAGCCTGCGGGTGCAAATAAAGCACTTGAGTTGTTGGGTAAACATTTGGGAATGTTTAAAGAACGAGTAGATCTCACTAATTCAGACAGTTCACTTAATCGTCCAACAATTATTGAATTAGTTTCACCATCGGTAAATAGCAATGAAAGTACAGATTGAAATACCACCTAAACTCATCCCTGTTTTTAGTGGTAATTATCGTTATCGTGGATCTTATGGTGGACGCGGTTCAGCGAAGACAAGAACGTTCGCGAAAATGACAGCAGTAATTGCGTACAAAAGAGCAATGGCAGGTGACAGTGGAGTTATCTTATGTGGTCGTGAATTTATGAATTCTCTTGAAGATTCCTCACTTGAAGAAGTTAAACAGGCAATTAGAGCAGAGTCATTTTTAAATGATTTTTTTGAAATAGGTGAAAAGTACATCAGAACAAAGTGTGGCAGAGTATCTTATATATTTTCTGGATTACGTCATAACTTAGATAGTATCAAATCAAAAGCGAGAATATTACTTGCTTGGGTTGATGAGGCAGAATCAGTCAGTGAAATGGCTTGGAGTAAATTAATTCCTACGGTTCGTGAACATAATTCAGAAATCTGGCTGACGTGGAATCCCGAAAAAAGAGATTCCGCAACGGATAAGCGTTTTAGACAATTCCCACCTGATAGCTCGGTGATTGTTGAAATGAACTATACCGACAACCCTTGGTTTCCTGATGTATTAGAGCAAGAAAGACTGAATGATAAAAAACGCCTAGACGATGCAACTTATCGCTGGATTTGGGAAGGTGCTTACTTAGAAGCGAGTGAAGCTCAGATCTTTAATGGTAAGTATGAAGAATTAGAATTTAAACCAAATCAAGATTTCAACGGTCCATATTTTGGGCTTGATTTTGGCTTCGCTAAAGATCCAACTGCTGCAGTTAAATGTTGGGTGTTTGATAATAACTTGTATATTGAATATGAGGCAGGCAAAACAGGCTTGGAGTTAGATCACACAGCGGGTTTTATGAAAGAAAGAGTGCCAGATATAGAAAAATATATATTACGTGCAGACTCAGCAAGACCTGAATCTATAAGCTACCTGAAACGCAACGGTATTCCTCGAATTGAGGGGGTTAAAAAATGGAGTGGATCGGTTGAGGACGGTATAGAGCACATCAAATCTTACAAAAAAGTTTACATTCACCCTCGCTGCAAAGAAACATTGCGCGAGTTCAGGTTGTATAGCTACAAGACAGACAGATTAACAGGCGATGTACTACCTACAGTGCTTGATGAGCACAATCATTATATTGATGCTATTCGTTATGCGTTAAATCCGCTAATGCAACCTATTGGAATATCGGTGCAATCTCCATTAAAAATACGCTAAGGATTTTATATGTTTAAAGTATCTGATACTTCGCCAGAAATGGCGAAATTGCATTCGCGCGTCCGCATTATAGATGACTTGTTAGGTGGAACAGAGCGAATGAGAGAAGTTAGCAAAACCTATTTACCAAAGTTCCCATTAGAAGACGAGGATACTTACAAAAATAGGCTAGAACGAACAACGCTTTATCCAGCTTTAGAAGAAACACTCTCCCAAATGAACGGGAGAGTTTTTTTTACCCCAATTAATATCACAAAGATCAACAATAAGCTTGCTAGTGAAATACTCCCGGACGTGGATATGGAAGGGAATAACCTTGATGTGTTTGCATCCAGTTGGTTTCACGCAGGATTAGCCTATGGTGTTAGTTATGTTCTGGTCGATTACCCAGTCACAAACGATGCCAAAACGCTAGCAGAAGAAAAAGCCATGGGGGCTAGACCTTATTTAGTTCACATTCATCCAGCCTCAGTTTTGGGTTTTAAAACAGCCAGAATTAACGGTAAACGTGTATTTACTCAATTTAGATACCGTGAGTTCGTTGATGAAGAGAATGGAGAATTTGGGTTAAAACAGATTGAGCAGATCAATGTGTATGAGCGAGGAATAGTTCGAAAATTCAGAAAAATTGAAAATGCGAAAGATGGAGATAACGATTATTACTTGCACGCTGAGGTTGAGCTTAAGCATTTAGGCAAAGCTCTTGATTTTATTCCTATCGTACCTTTTATTACAAAACAGAGTGATCACTTTGGCATTGGAAGACCTCCATTGTTGGAGTTAGCCCATTTAAATATTAAACACTGGCAATCCCAATCAGACCAAGACAACATTGTTAGTGTTGCAAGAGTTCCAATCCTTGCTAGAACTGGAGCGGTTGAGGGGGAGCAGTTTCAAATTGGGGGTTCCGTAATTGATCTGCCAAGAGAAGGTAGTCTTTTCTATGTTGAACATTCAGGTAATGCAATAGGTGCCGGGAAAGAATCAATTAAAGAGCTTGAATCTCAGATGTTGGTGGCTGGGGCAAAACTTCTTATCAAAAACATTATCGCCATGACTGAAAGTCAAGCAAGAGATGAGCAAGGAAAAGAAATTAGTCAATTAAGACTTTATGCCAACAAATTCGAAGACGCACTTGATTTAGCGCTTGAATATGTAGGTTTCTGGCTTGGTATTGAGAACGTAGGCAATGTTGAGATAAGCGGAAACATTGATAGCGAAATCGATCCTAACGCCTCATTGGATATGGTTATTAAACTGAATTCGGCTGGAGTCATTTCCACCCAAACAACATTTGAGGAGGCAAAACGCAGAGGTTTGCTATCTGATCATGCTAGTTGGGAAGATGAGCAAGCTAGACTAGAAGTCGAAAGTATGAGTGGAAATTTCCATGGAGAAAACAATGAGTATTGATGAGCAAATAGAACATCTGCTCACAGATCATAAAATCTTACTCTTTCGTTATGACGCCTCACTAAGACGAGAAATCGTAAAACGGCTCAATAAACTGCAAAAACAGATGTTGAGCCGCATTTCTGCTGTTGGGTTGGAAAATGCAAGTAAAAGAGATGTAGCAAAGTTACTTGGTGAGATAAAAGAACTTATCAAGAGTTACTATGTTGAAATGTATAGTTTTACAGATGGTGAGTTGCAAAGCCTTTTACCAATTGAAGCTTTGGCAATAATGGAAATATACAACCAGTCCGTAAAATTCGATTTATTCAACAAGGTACCGGACTATAAGTTAAAAGCCAGTAAAACCGCTCAAATCGTCGCTGGTTCACCTTTGTCTGATTGGTTCGATAAACAGGGAGGCGATTTAAGTTTTAAGTTCTCTGGGCTAATTAGACAGGGTATTTTGGACGGTAAAGCAACAAGCAGAATCATCACAGAAGTAAATGAGCTTATGGTGCATTCACGTCGTTCTGCTGAAACATTAGTTAGAACGGCTGTGATGAAGGTTAACGACGAAGCTCACAAGCTTTTGCGTGATGAAAACATGGATATCATCAAAGGCGAGCAACACATAAGCACTCTTGACACGAGAACGTCAGAAGTTTGTCGTGCTAGAGATGGTTTAGTGTGGGATTTAAACCAAAAGCCAGTTGGTGATCACAAGGTGCCATACCAAAGACCTCCATTACATCCAAATTGCAGATCAACCTTGCGTCTAATTATGAAATCTTGGCGAGAGTTAGGCTTTGATGTCGATGAAATTCCAGAAAGCACTAGAGCCAGCATGGATGGACAGGTAAAAGCTAACATCACTTATGAAGATTGGCTTAAAAACAAAACTAAGGCGCAACAAGATGAAATCTTAGGCAAGGGTAAGGCTGATTTATGGCGAAATGGTGTTATCACTTTTCGGGATATGCTAGATCAGTCTGGGCGCCCCTTGACACTCAAAGAACTTAGAGAGCAGTTTAAATTAGGTGGTGTTGAAGGTGCCGTAAATGCTGTTTATAAACGCGCAAGTGAATTAGAGCCAGCATTTACAAATGACATGTTATCCATTGTTAAGCAATCTAATGGCTATTTAGATGGGTTAGATTATCGCTTGAAAAGCATTGATTCCATTACGCGTAAAGTTCAAACGGATATTATTAGAACCGGAATAACAGAAGGAGAGTCGCTAAGTAAAATAACTGATATTGTGCGTTATACCACAATTTTTGAGAGTAAGAATTTCACGCAAAATTATTTTCGAATGCAGGAAATTCTTACTGAAAAAGGTTATAATGTAACCAGAGTTAAAAATACTTGGCGAAAAGGTGCTGTATATAAAGGTATTAATACGATCGTTGAAAAAGATGGCGTTAAGTTTGAAATGCAGTACCACACCAAACAAAGCTTTGAGTTGAAAAATGGAAAATTGCATGAGTTATATGAAAAAGCAAGGATTCTTAATATTTCATCCGAAGAGCTTAAAAGACTTAACGAGAAGATGAAGGATTTAAGTAATCAACTTGAAACCCCTGTCAATATAGGAAAAATCAGGAATTAGCGATGGAATATTATCTTGTTTTCCCAAAGTCAAATAATCAATTGCTTGTGAGAGGTGAAGCATACGACTATTTAACGTTTGCCAAGTTTGATGTTAAAAAAAAGGCTTGGGATAATTCTGACGCTTTTTATTGGGGTGACAAAATTTTAGCAAGTGATTTTGTTGATTTCGAGCAAATATCGGAGGAAATGGCAAATGCATGGATTGATAAGCATAAGTGATAAAGCAAAATTATTTGCAGAGCAGATACATGCTAATCAATTTGATAAGGCTGGAAGTCCTTATATTTGTCACTTATCTTTTGTTGCTGAAATGCTTACAGGTGAGCACGATGATGTTATTGCTGCGGCTTGGTTGCATGACAGCGTGGAAGATACCGAAACTACAATAACTGACGTTAAACACCTGTTTGGTGAACACATTTCCGAAGCTATAGATGCGATAACGAAACGAGATGGTGAGGATTATCATGGCTATTTGCAACGAGTAAAATCGAATGATATAGCAAGAAAAGTTAAAATAGCTGATCTCACTCATAATATGGATTTAAGTCGTTTACCAAAAATAACAGAAAAGGATTTATCTCGACAGAGAAAATATCAACAAGCTAAACAATTTTTACAAACCTAGCCTAGCGCTAGGTTTTTTATTACCAAATAAAAGGAAAATATGAACAGTGAATTAATCCATGTTTATCCAATAAACGACTTAAGAGAGCATGAACATAGCGAAAATTGTTGGTGTAAGCCAATTGTTCTTGAAAGTGCTGATATTTGCATCCACCACGCAATGGATCAGCGCGATCGCTATGAAAATAGTGAATTAAAAATGCACTAACAGATTTAAAACAGAAAACAACGACCGCCTTAGTGGAAACACGAGGTGGTTTTTTATACCCGTCATTCAAGGAATGGCGATTTTAACGTGCTAGGCACATCAACAACATATCACGAGGTGATCTTTTATGTACACATTTATGAATTTAGGCAAATTCTCACAAAAGCTTAATGGCAATCCTGATGAAGCTGGCGGCGGTGCTGGTGGTAGCGGTGCTAGTGAGGCGAAATATACACAAGCCGATCTTGATAAAGCCATTAGCGAAGCAGTCGCAAAAGAAGTCGCTGGACTTAAAACAAAGAATTCTGAATTGCTAGGCGCTCAGAAAGATTTGAAAGAGAAGTTAGCTAAATTCGACGGCTTAGACCCGGAAACCATTAAAAATCTCATGACTCAATTCGAGAATGATGAGGAAATGAAAAAAATTGCTGAGGGCAAGTATAAAGAAGTCATTGAAGCTCGAGTAAGCAAGGTAAACGAAGCAAAACAGCGTGAAATCGACGCACTCAATGCGAAACATCAAGAAGAAATGAATAAGCTGCAAGCAAGCTTAGATCGCTATTCTGGATTGGTTCTTGAAAACGCTATCCGTAGTGAGGCAACCAAAGCAGGTGTTACCTTTGGTGCTGACGATGCTGTATTAAGAGCTAAGCTCACGTTTAAGCTTGATGACGGACTCGTTGTTCCAGTTGACGAAAATACTTTTGGTGGTGATGGTAAACCATTGACACTGAAAGAATGGTTCGAAAGCATGAAAGAAAAGGCACCTCACTGGTTCCCAGCATCGCAAGGCGGTGGATCTTCTAATGGCAGCCAAAATGGAGCGAAAACAATGTCTCGCGCTCAATTCGAAAAACTCTCTCCTGCTGAACAAATGAAGACTATGCAGGATGGAATTACATTAACTAACTAAATTAAAAGAGGTCAGAAATGGCAGACAAAAATACTTTAACAGCAATCGCACCATCTCTTTATGCTGCGTTAAATACCGTTTCTCGTGAGATGGTTGGATTCATCCCAGCGGTTAACCGTAACTCAACAGCAGAGCGCGCGGCTTTAGGTGATGAAGTGACTGTGCCAATCGCAAGTGCAGGTGAACTTGAAGATATTTCACCGGGTCAACAGCCTAAAAATTCAGGCGGCACAACTCCTGAATCAGTCAAAATCAAGATGGAGCACTCAAAAGCTGCCCCTATCGTTTGGACTGGTGAAGATGAGAAACGTGTAAATAACGCTGGCGTTTATAATGGCGTATTAGCTGATCAGTTTGCTGATGGTATGCGCAAACTTGTTAATACGATTGAGCGCGATGTCGCAATTAAAGCGTTGATTGGTGCCTCTCGTGCCTATGGTGAGTATGGCAAAACACCATTTGGTACAGCAGGTAATTTATCTGACTTTGCTGGTGTTGCCCGTATTCTTGATGATAACGGCTGTCCTATTGTGGATCGTCAATTAGTCGTCAACTCTGGTGCGATGGCTAACTTGCGTGGTGTGCAGTCTGTTTTATTCAAAGTGAATGAGGCAGGTAGCGCAGATATGTTACGCGACGGCTACACAGATCGAGTGCAAGGTTTTGCCCTTCGCAACTCTGCTGGTATCTCAATGCATAAACAAGGTAATGCTGCCTCCAAAACTTTAAATGGTGGTGCGGCAACGGGATTGCGTGAACTTGCATTACAGTCTGGAACAGGTGATTTCAAAGCGGGTGATTTGATTTATCTAAACAATGATAAAAACAACATCTACACCGTGGCAGAAGATTTAGGTAACGGTGCGGGCAAATTGAAAATCAACGCACCGGGTATTGTCACTTCGATGTCTGGTAGTGAAACCATTACATCATTTGGCGACTTTACACCTAACTTTGCCTTTGACCGTAACGCTATTGTGCTTGCAACACGTGCGCCAGCGCAACCAACTGGTGGTGATAGCGCGGAAGACGTTATGTTCTTAACCGATCCAGTTACTGGATTAGTGTTTGAAGTTCGCGTTTACCGTCAATACCGCCAAGTTAAGTTTGAAATTGGTATGACTTGGGGCGCGAAAGTTATTAATTCTCGCCACTTGGCAATTTTAGCGGGTTAACCTGAAACAACATAAAGAGCGTTCCGAAAGGAGCGCTTTTTTTCATGGAGAAAGATTATGTTTTTTAGAATTGAGAAACAAAATGAGCAGCTAGTAGTACATCAAAGCACGCTTTCTGAGCATGAATCTCTAGGGTGGGTCTTTTTAGGACCAGTAGAAACCAAAAAAGAAGACAAAGACTTATCTGCTTTGAAAGTAGATGAGTTAAAAGCAATGCTAACTGAAAAAGGGATTGATTTCGATCCTAAAGCCAAGAAAGATGACTTGATTGCCTTACTTAGCGAAGAAAGTTAAAAGTAAAGGGGGAAATATGGATTTAATAATCCCTAATGACTCCTACGTCACTTTGGAAGAAGCTAATAAATATCACGCCCACAGAAACAGTGCATTTGCATGGCAAGAGCTTGATGACGAAACGAAAGCAAGGCGTTTAGTGAGTGCATCGGATTTCTTAGACTTCAATTATCGCTTTCTTGGTAGAAAAGTAGCTCCAACACAACCTCGAGCATTTCCTCGCACTAATACTGGTGGGACTGATAGTAAAGGTATTCCAACTTCGGTCAAATACGCCGTATTTGAGTTAGCTCTTTACGAGAATCTGAATGAAAATCCAGATAGTGAAATGTCTAGCGTTCGTGTTGGTCCTCTTTCGGTGAATTTCGAGAAAAACCTAGCATCTGGTAACGCAAGTAACCGCTTTGAATATGTAAAGGGCATTCTTGATACCTATTTGGATAAAAGCCAAGGTGGCGGCAAGGCTAGAATGTTAAGAGGGTGATATGTACGGTAGGCTAAAAAACATTTCATCATCACTCATCAAAAAATTTGGTTCTCCGTGTGTAGTGAGAATTGAAAAAAAAGGTGAGTACGATCCAGAAACAGGAAGTGTTAATACTGTTCAGGCAGTGGAAAACAAAGCTTTCTGTATTTTCGATAATCTTGCTTACGATTTTCCATCATACCGTGGCGATAGTGGCGCCAGCATGGTTAAACAAGGCGATGTTTTGATTTACCTTACGGCGGAAGCTAAGCCAGAATTAAATTCACATGTTGTAGTGAATGGTGAAACGTGGCTTATTGTTAAATTTCAGCCAATTAAGCCATCTAACACCGTCATCATTTACCAATGTCAAGCAAGGCGATTGGGTGGTTAATATGGGAAGTTTTGTTATTGATATAGCAAAATTCAGAGAAAAGCTCGGCAATAAAGCAGATCTTGTTCTGAGAAAAGTTGGGATTGAAACGTATGAAAAAGTAAAACAGAAAACACCAGTAGATACGGGGCAGTTAAGGGCGAGCTGGACTGTAAGTGTTAATGGAATGCCGCAGAATTATAATGGCGATACTTCTGCGCTTAATACTGCCAAGTTTGGTGACACTATTATCATTGCCACAGATAAACCATACGCGCCTGTTATTGAATATGGTTTATATCCTAAACCCGGAGGAATAAAAACTGAGAATGGTTTCTCCACACAAGCCCCCCAAGGAATGGTGAGAATTACTGTTCAAGAAATGCAAGCTTGGCTTAGAAGCAATCTAGGGAAATTCTACTAATGAAAGCGAAAATCAGGGCAATACTTCAAAGTCATTTAGCAAAAATAAGTGATATAGAAACTGCATGGGAAGGTGTAGAAAATGTATTAAACCTACCTTATCAAAGTGTGTTTCTAAATATCTCAAGTACGCTAACAGGTGCAATTAGCGATAAGCCTAAGGCGCAAGAAACAGGGTTCTTACAAGTCACATTGTATTACTCTTCAGGAAAAGGAACGGCTGAGATTGAAGAAAAAGCATCGCAAATAAGACAGCATTTTTATGGTAAATCTTTTGCTAAAAAAGGTGTTCAAGTGGTTATCCACTCGCCACCACAAATAGGTGGCACTTATCTGAATGACAACATTCTTGCGCTACCAGTAACTATTAATTTTACTGCCTATGAACTCTAAAGGAGGAACAACATGGCAACAAACGCACAAGGGGTTAAACGCAAGGTTGTTTTCTCCAAGGAGAAAACATTTGGCACAAAACCCACCGCAACAACAGGAAAGATTCTTACTCGAACAGAAATCTCCCTGAATACTAACTTTGAGAGTTTCTCAAGTGAAGAAATCCGCACAGATTTACAGCGCGCACCTACAGTTGTTGGTTTTGAGAAAGTAGAGGGCGACATCAAAGGTGAGCTTGCTTGCGGTCAATGGTCAGCTTTTTTGGCCGCAGCTCTCCGTGGCACTTGGACGGGAGAGGCTAAGTCGCCAATTATTAAGAAAACCTCAAATGGCTCTGGAGAAAAGAACGGTAAGATTTTATTTATTCCCGAAACAGGGCATACAACAGACTCTTTCTGCATTGAAGATTTCTTCCAAGATATTAACGTTGGTCGTGTCTATTTAGGTTGTCGGGTATCAAAAATCAGCATTGATGTTCAACCTAACGGAATTGCATCAATTACCACAACATTTCTTGGACAGCGCGGTGAAGAGTCCGCAACAGCCTATTACACAAATCCGACACCACAAATTCAGTCTGAAAAATTAGCGGGTGTAAATGGGCGCTTAATGCTTAATAAAGAGGTTGCAGCACTAATAACGGGGTTTAAGTTAGATATTGACTTAAATGCCTCAAGCGAGCCTGTTTTAGGGGCTACATATGCACCTGATGTTTTCATTGGAACAGTTAAAGTAGATGGCTCACTTACAATGTACTTCCAGAATAAGAAAATGATTGATGCTGTTCGTGCGAATAAAGATTTATCGCTAGCATTGCGTTTAGATGCTAGTTCTGCTGCTAATGCTGATTATATGAGTATTATATTGCCTGGTATTAAAGCCACTTCAATAGATATTGATGATGGGGAAAAAATGTTAATGCAAACATGTAACTTTAGCGCATTCCCAGCCATTTATGATAAAAGCAGTCAAATTGATGATTCATTGAAGAAACCTACAACGATCATCATTCAAGATACCTTAGCCTAATTAACACAAGTCAACACAAGCCACTCCATGAAAGTGGCTTTTTTATTTCCACAGAAATAGAGGACATGAAATATGGATTTATCCACATTAGACATTCGCAAAGCTTCAGAAGAAACCTACCGTTTTGAAGTGTTACACCCTGTCACAAACGAGGGAACTGGCGCATTTATTGATGTGTATTCATCATCCAGTAACGCTGTTCGTCAGTATGCTTCTAATCTTTATCGAAGAATGCAGAAAGAAGAGTTGGAAAATCAACGTTTACGCCGCCCAAAAATTAAAGAGCTTGATGATATTGAGAAAGAAAGCATTAAAAGTGCAATTGTTCGTGTTGCTGGCTGGGAAAATATCGAATGGGAAGGTAAAAAATTAGATTGCACAGAAGAAAACATTGAAAAACTTCTAAACAAGTGTCCTTGGTTATGTTCCCAAATCGTTGAACATTCAGATGACTTGGGAAACTTTCTAAAGAGCGGATCGAAAAATTAATCGATCACGTTCGAGAAGAGTTCAAGTTAAATAAAATTATCAAAAATAGCCAATCTACTGTAAGAGAACACCTGCACGTGGTCTGGGAGCAAACTGGTGTTAAACCTGATGAATTAAATACCCCAGAGCCACCAGAAGAGCTGATTTATCTGGTTGAATACTTTAACGAGCTTACATTGTCTAGGCAGTATGGAAATGTGGCAAATCCTATTTCATACTCAGATATATATGCTTGGTCTTACCTCACTAAGGTTAGTTTAACCGCTTGGGAGGTTCATGTTATTAAGCAGATTGATATGGTTTATTTGAATGCACAAAGTGAAACATAAGCCAAGATAATTAGTCTTGGCTTTTTGATGGTGAACAAATGAGAGTATTTGAATATGCGCCTCAATGGGGCATGGAAATGAAAAAAAAGCCAAGCGTAAATACGATTAGCTTTGGCGACGGCTATGAACAGCGTACCCCGCAGGGTATAAATAACAAACTTCGAACTTACTCTGTTTCCTTTGTAGGAAGAGAAGAGTTGATTAACGAGATCGATCAATTTCTTGACGATCATGGAGCAGTAAAAGCTTTCCTTTGGACACCCTATAATTCAATTATTCAAGGAAAGTTTAAGTGTGAAGAATGGAGTATATCTCACAGAACGGGTTTTTTTACACTGTCTGCGGAGTTTAAAGAAGTTATTGCTTAAATTGGTGGTTTTTCATAGAAAAAACTCCTTCTTTTTTATAAAATGAATAGAATTAAAGAAAAGGAGTGGATATGAAAAAACTATTGAAGTGGATATTTATCATTTTATTTGTATTTCCTGCTATTTTTGGTTTTTTAGTTTCACTAAGCAAGAATACTAAAGAAGAGAAAGAAGTTGTTAATAACACTGAAAATAAGCAAAAAATTGAGCAAAGCAAAGATGATTTTAAAAGCAAAATTATAGAGAATGCTTATTTTGCGATGACTAAAAAAGACAATCCTAAGACATACAAAGCCTGGGGGAGTGAATGGATAAAAAAAATAAACGATCTTGGTCCGTTAGCTGGTGAACTTGTGGCAAAATCAAGGTCATGCGATAAAGTTGTGGATATTGCTTTATCAGACACCAAAAGCAAACCAAAGAAGACGATTGTTTTCTATGTTGATTGCAAGAATAAAGAGAGATTTTATATCAGCGAAGACGATATAAAGAGTCAAAATAAAGTTTTTTCTGTTAATGAGTCCTTTAAAAATATTGACTCAGAAAAATATTACAAAGCTTGCCTCAGTGGAATTAAATCTAGAGCTAATCATCCTTCAACAGTTGAAACGAGCATTTTTGGGCGTACTATTGGATCAACTCCAACTGGTGGTATTCTTGTCAGAATGGATTTTACTGCCAAGAACTCATTTGGATTAGAGGAGAAGTTCACGGCAGCATGTTCTTGGAATGATGACAAATCCGAGATAAATATTTATAACAGGTAACTAGTAAAAAATGATAATCAGACCGCATTTTTATGCGGTCTTTTTTATCCCATAAACTATAGTACTCCCTAAGAGTTAATGCTTTTAGGGATTTTTTTATCATAAAAATCATGAGGTTGATATGACAGATTTTGCCAAACTTCACCTAAATGTAACATCGTCTGGTATTGATAAAGCTGATAGAGACCTCGCAAAGCTACAAGGCAGTGCAGGAAGAACAGAAAAGCACATTGAGAGCCTTGTTAAAACAATTGGGAGATTAAAATCACTTCTTGCTGTTGGTTTGGGTATTCAAGGGATCAGCACAATTATTCAAATGACTGACAAGATGACTGCGTTAAATACACAAATTAAATTTGTGACTAGCTCAACGCAAGAATACAAAAAAGTAAAGTCAGAATTATTCGATATCGCGCAGAGAACACGAGGAAGTTTAGAGGCAACAACTACGCTTTATGTTCGTTCTTCAAGGGCATTAAAAGATTATGGATATAGTCAAAAGCAAGTGCTTGGATTTACCGAAACACTTAACAAAGCAATGGCTGTTGGTGGTGTTGGTGCGCAAGAACAAGCGACGGCTCTATTTCAGTTATCTCAAGCATTAGGTTCTGGGCGGTTACAAGGTGATGAATTTAAGTCAATTTCCGAATCAGCACCAATTATTTTAGATGTAGTTGCTGAGTATATGGGGAAATCTAGAGCGGAAGTTAAAAAGTTAGCTTCTGAAGGAAAACTTACCTCTAAAATTCTTTTTGAATCAATCAATAGTGCTTCTGGAAAGATTTCCGAGTCATTTAAGAAAATGCCCCTAACCTTTGGTCAATCAATGACCTTGCTACAAAACTCTGTATTAAAATGGGTTTCTGAAATTAATACCTCCACTGGTATTGTTGGTGGTTTAGCAACGTTAGTTTCAACTTTAGCTTTAAATTTCGACAGCTTTGCCAAGGCAGCTATTTACGCAACATCGGCTTATGCAGCATTTAATGTTATTTCTCTAGCTTCTAATTTCAAATCTGCTAATGCAGGCGTTGGATTGCTTACGTTTGGTTTTAGAAGTCTAACTGGAGCGGTAAGAGGTGCTACTGTAGCAATGTTAGCAAACCCAATTGGAATGCTTACTGTGGCTATTATTGGTGCCGCTTATGCGTTTGATCAATTTATTAGTGGAATAGAAGTAGGTGCCTCCACGATGAACGCAACATGGGGTGATGTTGCGCTTGGTGTGTGGGATGATTTTAAAACTGTTGTAGGTGATGTAGCAGATTGGTTCGTCCTCACTTGGAATGACGCTACAGACACGCTGGGAGATATATTTGGTGGTGTCGTCAATACTGTGATCTCATTTGGTGGAACTGTACTTGATTATTTCAAATCACTAATAAATGGCATTCTTGGGGCGTGGAACTTTGGGTTTGATGCCATTAAGATTATTTGGGGTAATTTTCCTGCTGTTTTGACTGGTTATGGTAAATCAGCAATTAATGGATTACTAAAAATAGTTGAAATTGGCATTAATAAAATTATTGACTTTCTCAAGACACCAGTTGAGATGCTTAACTATATTTCTGATAAATTTGGAAATGGAAATTTAGTTGATACATCTGGCTGGAAAGTTGATTTAAGTGATTTTAGACTAGAAATTACGCAAACCGAAAATGATATTAAGGATAGATTAGGCAATGCTTTAACAGAAGCTTTTAATCAAGATTATATCAAAACTGCTATTGATGGAACATTTAGCTATCTTGTTGGAGCTGGTGATAGATACTTATCCAAACTGAAAGAGCAAGGTGATAAATCTACTGAGTCACACAGGCAAAATGAGAATCTCAGAACTCAAATTAGTGAGAAAGCAGCTCAAGAGCGGATTAAACTGCTTGAGAAGTACATGCCAGAAATCAAAATCCGAAACGAGCTACAAAAGCAATTAAGAGAGATTAATCAGCTACACAGAAGCGGTTTAATTGGTACCCAAGATGCTAAGTATATATCCGGTAAAGCAAGGTGGGATTCTGCTTATGAGTTAGCTGATGTTGCCAAAGAAAAGGCAGTGAGTTTTGAAGACAGACTCAAAGGAACTTATGATCCAGCTCAAGATGAAATGAATAAACTCCAAGAAAGATTAGCGTTTTATAAATCTTTCAATGAGCAGAAGCTTTTATCAGATCAAGAGTTGTCTGAAAGGCAGAAAGCACTTTGGGATGAGTATAATCTCAATAAAAAGAACCAAGAGCTTGATATGTACGCTGATAGTTTCTCTGCAATGAGTTCAGCTTTAATGGACACGACAGAGTTAATCGGTCAAGCAGCAGGTAAACAATCAGGCATTTATAAAGCTATGTTTGCTGCGTCAAAAGCATTTGCTATTGCTGAGTCTATTGTCAAGATTCAACAAGGTATTGCTAACGCTTCTGCTTTGCCATGGCCACAAAACCTAAGTGCAATCGCAAGCGTCATTTCTGCTACTTCAGGCATTATTTCTACTATTTCCAGTACAACGATGAACCTTTCAGGGCAAGCCCACTCTGGTATAGATAATATTCCAAGAGAAGGGACTTGGTTACTTGATAAAGGTGAGCGTGTTGTTGACAGTCGAACTAACCAAGATTTGAAAACATTTTTAGCTAATCAGCACAAAGGAAATAATAAAAACTCACTGAGTGTTAATGTAAAAATCATTAACAATGGTGCGGCAGTTGATGCTAAAGTCGATAGTGAAAGAAATGGTGATAACGTTGAGATAACCATTCAATTATTAAAAAAAATGGAGCAAATAGCAGATTCCTCTTATATTAAAAATAGAAATAGAGATATGCGTTCTGGTGGTGTATTTTCCAGAGCTTAATAATCAACCTTAACGACCGCACTCTGAGTAATCAAGTGCGGTTTTTAGTTGGGGTTTTAATATGCTAAGAGATTTACCTAAATTAACAATGACATAGTTTCAGATGTTAATAAAATCTAAATACCCAGAACAGCAGAAAAAATCAACATTATTCACAGAAGAAGAATACGATCAGATTATGGAAGATT